CCCTGCGTCAACTTGCATTCCAGAATAACCAGCGCCGTGTTGCTGGCCAGACAGAAATTGACACATTGCAAACTCAACTACAGTTCCCATTCGGCGGAGAGCAGCTGGAACGTGATCTCCAGTTACTGGATCAGTACACGCGCAGAATAAACGAACTAAAACCACTGCAGGAAGAGATTCAGACTACGCAGCAAACTATTACTGCAGCCGAAAAAACTCCCGGACTGCTTACTGAAGACGAGCTAAATACACGCAAACAAGCACTAGCAATTCAGCAGGATCAGTTGACGCAGCTTACAGCTGAACTACAAGTACGGGATCAACTGGAGCAGCAGCTTTTGCGCCAGCAGCAAATTTACGCAAAGTATGGCTTCATTGCCGATGAAGTATCTCGGGCATTTAGCGACTCTATTAGCGGCATCATTACTGGCACTACAACAGTCGCCGAAGCTTTCGGACGCATGTTCGAAAACATCGGCAAAGCATTTATTGATATGGCTACAAAAATTCTGGCTCAAAAGTTGTTCTTCACTGTCGTTAATGCTTTAACTAGCGGACTTGGTGGGGGTTCTGCTTTTGCCGGCAGTTTTCAAAATCCTGGCGCAGCATTTATTCCTTCCGGAGGGTTTAAGTTTGCGGAAGGCGGCTTCGTTACCGGACCCACCCGCGCACTAATCGGCGAAGGCGGCGAACCCGAGTACGTAATCCCGGCCAGCAAGATGGCCGGTGCAATGGCACGTTATGCAGCTGGCGCACGCGGCAACAGCGTCATTGACGGTGCTGTTTCCGACAACCGTAGTTTCTTAGATTCCCTTACTACTGGACTGAATAACCCTGCGCTATTTTCCCCTGATTCATCTGAAGATACGCAAAACGCCCCCGCTTCTGCCGCTCAGCTAGAACGTTTGCGCGAAAACAGCAGCAGTCTTCGCAGTATTACAGAACGCTCCGCTATGGAGCAAATGCTTCAACGGGAACAAGAGCGCGTTTTAGAAAACCGCAGCGAGCTTTCTCGTAGTCAAACAAATTCCCAGTTTGTATCCGAGCGGGAGCGAATCCTAGAAAACAGGATGCAGCTCGATAGCCAGCGCACGGCACTGGATCGACGTTACGAATCTGAACGCCTGCGTGAGAATCGCATGGAAATCATGAACCAGCAATCTGAAACAGAGCGTCGCTTCGAGCGCGAGCGAATCGAGAAAATGGCAGCGATGCCTCAGCGACTGGACATTAACTATGAATCCCAAGTCATCAACAGCGTGGAGTATGTTACACGTGATCAAGCAGAACGCCTTGCTGCTCAATCTGCAATACGCGGTCGAGAGCTTGCCCTTGGCTCGCTACAAAACAGCGTCAAAACCCGTAAGCGTGTAGGTATGGCCTAATGTCAGTTGCCATCGTTAACTACTTGCAGTTTCGTGAACGCGAAACATTTGCAGCCGTAAGCCCTTTGTGGCAAAACTTTTATGTGGATCGCACGGCGGACTTCTTGCCATTTGCTTACAATCAAGGCGCCGGTCAAACTGCGGGCGACCGCTCTCAAGCTTCGCTTTCCACCTTTGTAAATACAATCTCGGTTAACTACGCCAAAGAAGCAGCGGAAAATAGGTATATAGCCGAGGTTACAACTTACGAAGTTAACATTAGTTCGCTGGCTCAAGGCGTAACTATTTCCAAGGAAATTTGGGTTGTCGGTAGTTACACGCACGACCAAGAGATCCTGAATTTTGCATTGCGTGGTCCTGGTGATGCCACACGTCAAGGGCCAGGCCGTTTTCTGTCACGCGCTTTGGTAGGCAGTGTCCCCAGCTCTGGAACGTTGGTGATCTCATGAACTGGCAGAAGTGGATCGGCAAGCCCCACGTCACAGGTGATGATCCTGTGGTGGACGACGGATGCGACTGCCTGCTGATGGTGACGCGTCTGCGCGAGCACCTCGAACTGCCCGCGCCCAACGCTATGGATGTAGCAACATTGATCCTTCTGTCGCAATCGGAAGCCTTTACTGAGATCCACAAACTGATCCTGCCGCATTTGGTTCCATTGCAGACCCCACGCGACGGCGCGTTTACAGTGTTTGAGACGCCGGATCAAATTGGAACCGCAGTAATGATCGACGGCGGATTGCTACACGTAAGCCACAAACGCGGCGTACGGTGGCTCCCAGGCAACCTACTACGCAAATTCGACTGGTACGACTGGAAATGAGCGCACCGCTTCTGCCGCAAGATCGCTACATCGCTGAGCTGCTGGGGCTTAGCGAAGAAGAGATGCGCTGGTATAAGGCAGAAATCCAACGCCGCGCTGTAGAGGGACCGCAACCTGCGGTTATAGCGGGTACGGGCCTTGAAGCGGTTTTGATTTCCGTAGCAATCAATTTAGTAATTGGCGTAGGTTTAACTATTGTTTCGGCGTTACTTGTACCGAAACCACAAGCGGATCGTCAAGGTCGATTAACAACTCGTCAACGTCAAGGCGATACGCTGCAAGTTCCATCAGCATTTGCACCCACTTACGGCTTTGAAGCCGTACAAGACATTGCACCGCTGGGCGATCCAATCCCACTTATTTACACCAAGCGCGAATTTCTTAATGGCAACTGGTTCGGTGGTGTTCGTGTCAACACCCCTCTGCTTTGGAGCCAAATTTGGTCGCTTGGCGGTAATCAGTTGCTGCGCGCAATCTTTCTTGTCTCCGAAGGCGAGATTGGCAAAATCCAGCCTTCAAGCTTTGCCATTGGAAACAATGCGTTAGGCGCGTATTCATTTGAAGGCAACTTGCAAAGGATTGCCGTTTATGTGGCTAATGACGGTGGGCGGCTTGCAATCGGCAACCGCGTTTCCGGCACAACCATGGACGTTGGCGCACAAGGCGCCTACGCCTCTGACATTTTCCGTGTTGAAACAGGCAACGGAAACCTACAGCCCTACTTCTCTGGAGCTTACAAACCGAGCACGTCAACATCTTTTGGCGTGTACGCACCAATGGCAAACGGTCTCGGCTATCGCGTAAATCCTCAGATCAGACCGTTGAGACAGCTCCAAGCCAAAGACGACGAATACGATGCCGTCGATGACGCCCAAGCTGTAGCCACAACTTGGAAATACAAATACTGCTACAGCAGCAAGTCTGGCATTGTTTCAACAACACGTGGTAGCACTGAAGGTTTAGTTGATCTTCAAGTGGGCGACATGTTTGACTACATGCTTAGCTCAAAATCTGATGCCGTAAGGAATAGCAGAAAGGACACAAAGATTATCGTTAATCAGCGAAATAGTGACAACAAACAAGGGTCTTCTGACGGTGAGGAGACTTTAATCAATATCGCTCAGGCTGTTGCAGGCAGGCAAAAACAATACGACAGCGGCTTGCAAGAAGGAGAGCTGTACAAAGTCGGCTCATGCCTTGCAATTCTGATGAGCCGTAGTGATTTATTTGTTAGTGAGGCTGATTTTAGTCTTGACTCCTTAGCTGACGAAGACTTGCCCGAGGGCGGTGTTGTGGCGCAAAGCGCCATGTACACCTTCCGCGTAGTACGAGCTGGAACAGTTGGCGTAGCGGGCATTGAAAATGTTGACACCAGACTATTTGACGTGCCTGGAGTATCCAAGATCTACCCGGCAGAAGACGGGGAATTTAGAGCGTCTAAACCCTGGTTGTATGACACAGTAGGGACCGATTATGCAGAAGGTGAAATTGGTGAACGATATTACACTGCTTCCGCTTTTCCGCAGTTGTTCCGTTGCGCATTAGGTAGTGTCACATTAAACCGCCCTACAAGATTTATTGAAATTGGGATCAAAAGCACGGTCGCAATGCAGATCCAAGGCATCTGCAACTTTGCCGACATTCCCAGTGAAATCATCCCTTTTAACTTCGGCGTTGTTGAAGGTATTAGTGATGCTGAATTTGGCAGCACAGATCTTAGAGACGGATCTTACTCAGGAGTGTCTAGCACCGGCAGCGGAGAAGGCGTTCTAGTTGCGTTTGTTGTATCGCAGGGAAAGATTGTATCTGCTTCAATTATTGGCGGAGGTATCGATTACGAAGAAGGTGATGTACTTACTTTCTCACTGCCTACTAATGACGGCAGTTTAGTGCAGTTTATGTACATAGTTACCAGTGTGTCATCGCCCAGTCAACAAGTTGAGGCGATAGCTCCAGTGGCAGCCGATGGAACAGCAGGCGATGAAATGGCCCTTGTGAATGGAACTTATGTGCTAGATGCTAGTGGAGGTAGCGGCACTGATTTAGAGCTTACTATAATTGTGTCCAATGGAGAAATTGATATTATTGAGGTGACAGACGGAGGCAAGAACTATAAAGTAGGCGATGTAGTTACTGTATTAATTCCTCTGCAGAGCGGTGGTGTGGCCATGATTGCGTTCACCATCACGGAAGTTGTAGCCGAAGAACAGCCACCGCAAAGCGTACCGGGTCTCCGCGCAATCAATTTTAAGGCGGCAGATGCGCTTGATGGGGCTGACATTGAAGATAACCTTACCAATTCAGTTTTTGCATCAGGTACGGTCACAGCACCTGAAAAACGCTACAGTTTTTTCCGTGTAGCAGTACGAAGTGAACCTCGTCAAGACGCCCCATTTATTGAAGTTTCCAACATTGCATTTTGCGTTGCTAGCGCAAAAGAAACACCTGTCTACAACTATCTTCGCTTTGAGCTTGCCGGCGAAGCAAGCTGGGAAGTAAGGCTAGAACCTATAACAAGCTGGGAAATTAGAAACCAAGCTTTTTCCTTGGTGCTGCTCGGCGCAGATACAGAAAAGCGTGTAGCGATACCTTTTGCCGCAGGTGTTGTTTATACGCAAGGAGAGTTCATAAATGGACCTACCGATGAGATATTTTTACTTCAGAACCTACAGCCTAAACGCGAAATTGGGATCAGCTGGACAGAGGGAACTTTCGGTTCAAATAACGACGGTACATACATAGATCTTTTCGGTCGAGCCGCAGAGTTTTTTGTGTATGACGAAATTACAACATCTTGCGTTTCAGGCCCTGAGCACGAAATCACGTACGTCAACGTAATCCAGCCTAACGATCAGATTCCTTTGTACGACAATCTATGCCTGGTAGGCATTAACGTTCGCGCTACCCGAGAATGGGCGCAATTTTCTCAATTCTCTGCTTATGTAACGGAAGGTATAAAAGTTAACAGGCTGCTTGGTGGCTTTGAGTCAACACATCTGTTCCCTGAAATACTGTACGACTTCCTTCTAAACAAACGCTACGGTCTAGGCAATGAAATTAGCCCAGAACAAATTGATGTGGAGTCATTTACGCAGGCAGCACAATTTTGCCTTGATAACCGTTTCTTCTATGACGGTCCAAAATTAAACAACACCAATTGGCGTCAATGGGCAGCAGACGTTGCTGCTACGCATGTACTGCTTTTAATCGAGCGCGGCGGCGTGTTTTTCTTGGAGCAAGCCATTCCCGAAAAGCCTGTCATCAAGGGTTTATTTACAGCAGGCAATTCACTCAGCATGGAGCTAACCGCCGTCGAAGCGGAACAGCGCCAGCCATTTTCTGTGTCGGTCAAATTTAGGCAAGAGCGTTATGGGGCTGATTTCAACACAAGCACGGACCCTTCCTTTGGTCTGTTCCCTGAACCGCAAGAACGTTTGATCTATAACTCAGAGTGGGGTCCTGGACCAATAGAGAGCATTGATGTTTCTGATTACTGCACCAGTTCAAATCATGCGGTTAAAGCAGCACGCTATGTAATTGGTGCGCGTAAATTTGCGGATCACACCGTAAAAATTACAACTACGTTCGAGGCTCTGACAAATTCATTGGCACCTGGCGACTTCATCAAAGTTGCACTGGACTATACACATTTCAATCAGTTCAACAATGGTGCTGTGACTGAGACTGGCCAACTCGTTTCTTCTACGCCCTTGTCCGATGGTGGTTATCCGATTGTTTACTGGACAGGTGAACGTGAAGCCGAAGTTATCGAGGGGACTTTAGTTGTGTCAAACAATGGAACAACCGCAACACCGGCTGGCATAGTCTTCACAATTAAGTCCTCGGATATCGTGACACGGGCCTATCGAATTGACTCAATCCAGCCCAGCGACGAAGGCTACGAGATCGAAGCTATCCACTCACCGTTACTGGAAGACGGGACGCTGGAGCTTTATGCTGAGTGGAGCAGCCCTGATTTTTGGGTGACGGTCTGAACATGGCTGACTTTCCTGCGATAACGCCAACCTCAATGAGCTTTACGGCTCCTGAATTTCCTGTGCGTTCAAATACTTCTTTAGGTGGTGTTGTATCGCGTCGCCTCTTTGGCAGCCGAGGTTCCCGTGCCAGTGTCAGACTCTCCTTTGAAAACTTACCCGATAGCTCAGCTGTTGAGTTTTTAGATAGCTGGAATCTATCAAGGGGAACACTAAACGTGTTAGTGATACCGGAAGCGTTATTTAACGGAGCGGAGGAAAGCCTAAAGAATTATTTGAGGGCTGGTGGCGACCAATTGGCATGGCACTTTGCCGAAGCTCCACAGATTGAACGAGTTGTGCCAGGCATCAGTAGTGTTCGTGTGACACTTGA